ACGCGGGCGACCTCACACTGCTGATACGTCAGATTGACTTCGTTCCTCGCATAGTCCCGAAAGTCGGCCAGAAAGTTAGCGTGGACGCATCCGACCTTGAGTGGGTGGATACCGATTGGTGGTCTGGCGTTACGCCTGCACAGGTGCTGAACGTAACGTCGGAACTGGATGCCTGGAACTTGCACATTAGGCGGGTCTGATGGATATTAAGAACGCCAACGCTTGGAAAGCGAAGACGCAAGCTATGCGTAAACGTGTGAAGGCTTCTGCTACTGAGCATGTACGTTCTCAGGCGTTGAAGGTGTTTACGTTCGTGCTGAAGGCAACTCCGCAGCTAACCGGAAACTTGGCGGCGAACTGGTACCTACACCTGAGCGATGCAGACCCCGGACGCGGTGGGTATGCCCCCGCGCCAAATACATCATGGCCCTCCGGGAAAAGCCCGTATATCCACTTCTCTAAGGACATGCGCCCGACCACCAAGGACTACAAGTCTCCGAGGGCGATGGGGGACACCGAGGCCACATCAGGGCCGCTTGCTCGGGCGAAGCTTGACCTTGCACGGGCCAAGTGGAACTCCCGCATCACCATAGTGAACACCGCTACCTACGCGGAGGAGCTGCAGGATGGGTCTGCTGAAATGTACGTAGGTCCGAATGAGTGGGGCCCACTTGAATACAGAAGGGTGAACCGCAGCGTTGCGTCTAGCATATCGCCAGACCTGCTGAAAGGTGCGGTATGGAACATAAAGGCCGTGGTGCAGGCCAAGTTTAAATATCTGAAAGTTTAGCTATGAGCCTAGAACAAGCCCGCCAATCCCTCGTCACCGCAGTGGAAGCTGTAAAGCTGACCTATACCGACTCGCTGGTCATCGATTACGATAACCGCAACACGATTGATACACACCGGCAGCACCGAGCTTGGTTGAGTGTCAGCGTGCAGTTTCTGGATGCCTACCAAGGTGATTTGGGACCTAACCCATTCCACCGTCACATCGGTGTGCTGGTACTGGACGCCAGTATCAAAGAGGGGCAAGGCTCAAGCAGCCCGCTGACCATCCTTGACCACTTCAGCAGCCGACTGCATGGCAGGCAGTTCGGTTCTGTGCGTACACTATTTTCTGATATGCGGCCAGCAACTACGAAGTCTGGCTGGTACACAGCCAGCGTAGGCATCCCGTTCTGGTTCGACGTAGTTGTCACTATCCCCTAACTCCTATCCGATTTTGTCACGAGCCCTTGAGTCCTAGTAGCTCAAGGGCTTTTTAACGTCTGGTTGACGGATGATCGCCTGCACTAACCCTTTTGGAGTTCTACCATGCCCTTTGCATCCAGTTCAGCCGTACAGATCGGCTACATCCCTGAAGCCACTTTCGGCGTGACCCCGGTGTCGGGCAACTACCGCTACCTGCGCGTGACCGGCGAATCTTTGGACTTCACTATCACCAAGGAAGCCTCGAAAGAGATCAACTCGACTCGCACTATCAGTTCCATGAGCCCTACCGGAGCCAGCGCTTCGGGCGGCACGCAGTCTGAGATGCAGTATGCCGAATTCGACACCCTGATGGCGGCAACTCTGCAGAGCGCTTACACGGTGTACGGCACCAACGGTGTTGGCGCGGCCTTCACTGCAACGTTCACTACGACTACCATCACCGCCTCCGCCGCACCGACCGGCAGCAGCGCCTTCACCGGCTTGCAACTGGGCCAGTGGTTCTCCATCGGCGGCAGCGTGAACAACACCAACAAGGTGCTGCGTGTGAGCACTACGGTTGCTCCTACGTCTACCGTGATTACGCTGGACGCCAACACCCCTGCAGTGGCCGAAGTTTCCGTCGCAGGCGTTGCTGTCCGTACTGCCCGCTTGACGCATGGCACGACCCAGACCTCGTTCTCAATTGAGCGCCAGTCGCCTGATATCGGCCAGTATTTCCGCTATCGCGGCATGACTCCATCCAAGATGGACCTGAGCTTGAGTTCCGGCGCTCTGACCTCGTGCAACTTCGACTTCATGGGCAAGGATATGGTTCGCGGGTCTGTGACGGGTCTACCTGGCACGCCTGTGGCTTCGTACACCTACGACGTGATGTCCGGTGTATCGAACACGGCCAACTGCCAGGTTTGGGTTGGCAACACCCCACTGACCGGCACGTTCGCCAAGTCGATCTCGCTGAGCTTCGACAACGCACTGCGTGCTCAGGACGCATTGTGTACCCTCGGGTCTGTCGGCGTCGGCTCTGGCACGATCAACTGCACGGTTAACGCCAGTATCTACTTCAACAACGGTACGTTGTTTGATGCGTTCTTGGCTAACACCAATAACCAGATCATCTTCTCGTCTGTTGACACTGCTGGTAACGGCTACGTGTTCACGCTACCTGTGGCTAATATCAGCAGCTATAAAGTTGTCGCCGGGTCGAAGGACCAGGACATGCTTATGGACTTGCAGCTTACCTGTCTCCGCGACGTGACCAATGCTGTCCCGGCGCTCCAGAAACTGGTGTTTATCGACCGCTTCGGTGTAGCTGTAGTCTAAGTTTGGTTGGTGATCTGCCCTACTCGGGCAGGTTCCTTTGGGCCGACTCCGCCAAAAGCGGGGTCGGTTTTTGTTGATATACTCACCCCTATCAGGTGGCGGGGCGGCCACCCTTAGCCTAACTTCCCGGGGCAAGCCACCTGATACTCTTCACGGGAATCGGGACACTGCAAATGGGAATTTTTACAGAGCTTATAGCTACCCCTAATAGAGCCGCGCCTTTCGAGGACTTGGTGAGGAGGGGTACCTCCATCCACGGCGGTAAGTTTACGTATTTAGCGTCTGATGTGCTAAACCAGCGGTCCCGGCTGCTGGTTAGGTGCCAAGACCACGGAGATAGCTGGCAGACAGCCAAGGCGCACTTCAAGGGCCACGGCTGTAAGGGCTGCGGCTTCAGTATAAGGAGTGCAAAGAATACGAAGTCTGACGAGCAGGTTATAGCCGAAGCCACAGAGAAGCATTCTTCGGTTTACACTTACGCCGGTATCTATAGAGAAGTGCAGGATGGGGTAAACATCTTGTACATCAAGCCGGTATGCGCGGTGCATGGGGAGTGGTCCTGCAGGGCGAATGACCATATAGCTAAAGGGTCCAAGTGCCCTAAGTGCCGGGACGCCAACAGGAGGTACGACAATCTCTACAAGCTTGAGGACTGGTTGCCAAAGTTCGCGGCGGCGCATGGAGACAGGTACACCTATCTCCGAGTAGATAAGCCAAAAGCCTATTCACCTGCGGTAGTCACATACGTATGCAGTTCCCACGGGGAGGTGACACAGGTGTGCTCTGACCATTCTGATGGACATGGATGCGATAGTTGTGGCGTATCGGATGGCGGATACACTAGAACTTATTCTGAACAAGACTGGATTGCCTTAGCTGCTGCAAAGCACCCATCTTCTGGGTATGGTGACTACTCCGTAGACCTCGGCAATAAGTGTATTAGCTACACCTGTAGCAAGCATGGTCGTACCACACAGAGCCTACTTAATCATTGTACTAAGGGCACAGGGTGCAGTAAGTGTGCAGTAGACAGGATAACAGTGCCAGACGAAGATTGGCTAAAGAGGATAGCCGCCTACTCCCCAAACCACCTACCGGAGTTTATAGTTAGGTCTTCAACTAAGCGGACAAAGCCGGCACGCTTGGAAGCTTACGCAGGAATCAAGTGCAAGCTAACCGGGTACGAGTTTACCGTAAGGGCCACAGATTGGCTACTTGGCAAGTCCTCTTGTGCGGCATGCGCTCCAAATAGGTCATTCGGTAGCCGCCCGGCTGTGGCAATACATACATATCTTCAATCCATGGTTCCGGCGTCTATGGAAGTACGGCTATCTAGTACCAAACACAGGTGGGACACTGTTGTACAGTCTAAAGATTTAGCCGTAGAGCTGGATGGTATATACTGGCATTCGGAAGTGTATTGCAGCCCCTACGACTTAGAGGATAAGGCAAGAATAGCTGAGTCCTTCGGGTATAGGCAGATAAATATCTGGGAGGACGAATGGCAGCATAAACGTAGTATAGTAGAGAGAATACTAGCTGCTGCTGTAGGTAAGTCTAAAGATACAAAAGTTAGCGCCAGAGCAACCACAATCTCTGCGGTTGCTCATAAGGATGCATGGGAGTTTCTTGAAGCAAACCATATACAGGGTGGGGTGACCGCTGGAGAGCACTGGGGGCTATACAGCGCAGGTACTCTAGTGGCTGTTATGTCCATAACCCAGAAGTCCCCGGGGCGGACGGGCTCCTACACGCCTACGCAGATGGAGCTACAGAGATACTGCACTTCAGCTAATGTACGAGGGGGCTTCCAGAAGCTGCTCAAGCACGTGTGTAACCGTCCAGGCTTGCAGCGCGTCACTACCTTCTCTGACCCTAGGTACTTTACTGGGGCGATATACAGCGCGGCAGGGTTCGAGGCTGTGCATACCTATGGCCCTGACTACCAGTACGTAAAGCGTAATGTTAGGTACCCAAAGCGTAGCAGGCAGAAGTCGTGGTTCCGAGAGGAGTCCGCTAAACCTGGGTCAGATGTTCTGTTCGACCCGGACATGACTGAACACGATCTCGCAAACCTAAACGGGTACTACCGGCTATGGGATAGAGGCCGTGTGCGCTGGGAGCTTAGAGTTAACAAAACCCCACTATAATCTCGACTCCAACCAACCAAAAGGAGCCCACATGGACTTGTCCAAAGCATTTGCTACCAACGAAGCCGCCGAGAAGGATGGCGTTGACGTTGAATTTAACGGCGCTATCTTCCGCGTAGCCCGCACAGGTAACCCAGCGTACCGCAAGCTGCTGTCACGCTTGTATAAGCAGCACCGCTTTGCACTGGAGTCGAAGGGTGATGCAGCCGAGAAGAAGTCGGACGAAATTTTGTCGGAAGTGTTGAGCAAGACCATTCTGCTTGGGTGGTCTGGTGTGGAGTCGGGTGGCAAGCCCGTACCTTTTAGCCAAGAGAAGGCGTATGAGTATCTGATTGCTTTGAAAGAGTTCCGCAAGTTCGTCTCGGACGCTTCTGAAGACCTGGAGCGCTATAAGCTGCACCAAGAGGAAGAAGACCTGGGAAAGTGACAGAGTTCATCTCCTGGAACATGCAGTGGGGTGACTCACTCACCATGTTCCAGGAGATGGCTGAGCAGACCGGGATAGTTCCGAAGGCGCTGGAGTCCAAACCCAGTCTGAACCAAGCTCAGACGGACCTGTACAGCGCCTTCACAGAGATGGCAGGCTCCAGACCCTACTCGATGGCGGGGCCACTGCCGATACCGATGACGGTCTTCTCCTGCTATTGCGACCTCTACGACTTGGACAGGTCAGACGCTCAAGACTTGTGGCGCGCAGTGCGGTCGATAGACGCTCACTGGATGAATGAGGTCAGTAAGCGCCAACCACAGCCAAAAACGAAATAGCCCCGCTTGGTCGGGGCTTAGTTTCGCGGGTTCCGGTGTAGCATCGCTGCGTAGCAGCGACCCACCGGGAACACCCAATGAGCGACGAAACCTCAATCGATTTTGACACAGCCCCCTTACGCAAGTCGGTGACGGATGCGCTTCTTGTCTTAGACGACTTCGACCGCCGCCTGAGCACGCTTGGCAAGGGTAGCAACAAATCGTCCCTGGACGCTTTGCGGGCTTCATTCAAAGCCCTGGGCGACTCTGTACATCCACTGATGCAGGCGGTGTCAGCCAACGCCTTGAGGGGGACGACCGAGCTTGAGACCATGCTCACCAAGATGCAGCGCATGCAGGCTACCCTCGCTCGCACTAACTTACTTGAAGCTACACGTACTAAGTGGACTACTAATTTACGCGAGATGCAGGCGGAGTTTCTACAAAGTATCCGTAAGTTGCAGGAGTCTGGTAACACAGTACACATGAAGCTTGGTGATATATTTGAGCAGCAGGAAGCTGCTAGAAGTAAGAAGACCCTAACGGAGCGGCGTAAGCTGGAGGCGGAGGCAGAGGAACGCTTGGATGCTGCACGCCAAAAGCTTGCCAAGGCGTCGAGATACCCTTCTGGTGAGTTCTCACCGTACAAGGCTTCTGACGCTTTCGCATCCGAGCGGGCTATGAAACAGGCGATGCTGAATGCTGAGGGCTTATTCAGTCTACTATCCTCAGCCAAGGTACATAAGTCTCCGGTCTATAAGGCTACTGAGAAGCTGGCCGAGGAGATGCGCCAGGCTCAAGCCGCCAACATGGATTACGCCATGAAGATGGCCGCAGGCCCATACTCCATGCTGTCCACCGGCAATGTACGCAAGTCTCAGGTCTATAAGGCGTCAATGGACGCAACTGAAGCAGACCCCAAGCTGCTCACCTCTGCTCAACTATTCCGCGCTAACGCAGGTGTGCAGAAGCTGCGTGACAGCCTCGCCCAGCCGCTGGACGCTGCACCCTTGAAAGCAGCGGCTACGCACGTCAGAACACTTGGTGAGCACGCAGAGAAGACGACGCCGAAGATGGGTACTCTGAATAAGGCACTGTGGGATAGCCACAGTGCCGTGCGAGGCTTGGCTTCCGGGTTTGGGCTGCTGTACCTCACCTGGGGTTCGACGCTGCCGCTCCTGTCCGGCGCGGCTATCTCCTTCGGCATTGCCAATACGCTGAAGGATGCCAAAGAGTTGACGAAGGTGCTGTCCGATATTCAGTACGTAGCTGGCACGTCTGCTGAGGACATGCGCAAATTCAATACTGTCTTGCTGGACTCCAAGAACGGCGCTGCTGCACCACTTGAAGTTGCCAACGCCATGAAGCAACTCTCGTTGGCAGGCTTGAAGGCATCTGAGGCTATGTCGGTTCTGCCAGTAGTCCTGAACATGGCGAAGGTGTCCGGTGTGGAGGTCGGCAAGACTGCTGAATCCCTCACGGCGGTCGCTACCGCATTCGGGTTCTCTGCCAAAGGTTACGAGCATGTGGCCGACGTGATCGGGGTAACTGCTGCGTCAACGATGGCAGACATGGGTGACATGACTGAAGCCTTCCGAGCTTCGTCTGTAGTCGCTCAGCAGTACGGGGTAAGCCTGGAGGATGTTGCTACGTCCTTGGGCCTCTTGTCTCAGGTCGGTGTGAAGGGCTCTGCAGCAGGTACTGCCGTGCGCCAGATGTACACGGAGTTGATGGGCTCATCTGAGAAGGCGAAGAAAGCGCTGAAGAACGTCTTTGATCTGAAAGTCATCGACGACGCTACCGGAAAGATGAAGCCCCTAGACCAGATCATGGGGGCCATCGCGGGGAAACTGGCGGACATGCCACGCAGCGTACAACTCGCCCAACTTGATAAGCTGGGGAATGAGCGGGGCTTGAAAGCGCTCAGCGCGTACCTGTCTGAGATCGTAAATAAGGCTGGGGATTCGTCCGAAGCCCTGAGAAACCTGCGAGATGCCGTGGAGAACGCAGCCGGTTACACCGCGCTGGCATCCGTCGGTAAATCTCTGAGCTTTGGTTCACAGTGGGAATCTGCTGCAGCCGACCTCAAGCGTGCGATGGCCGGAGCCTTCCAGTCTGTGGAGGACTACGCAGTACGGTTCATGATGGCTGTGCGTGAAGTGTTCGCAAACCCGGAAGTCCGCTCAGCACTCGAAGGCTTGCTATCTGCTGTGCTTCGCTTCGGCACGTTCCTGCTGGAGAGCGCAGACTCCATCGTCACCGTGGGTAAGATGGTAGCCACAGCCGCCATCACATGGGTGGGGTTCAACGTCACCCTCGCTGCCAGCGCCCTCGCTGCCAGCGTTGCGGAGATTGCCTACCGGCGCATGACGATGGGCTTGGCTGGAGTCGGCCCCATATCGGCTGGTGCTGCGCTGGGCCTGCGGGCGGTGAACTTGGCGATGGGTGCAGTTGGTGTGGTGCTTACAGTAGCTGCCACAGCTTGGATGTTCTTTGCGGACAAGTCAGAGGATGCGACCACTCGCGCCTCCAAAGCTTCACGCGACCACTTCAAGATGACCGTCGAGGGATTGGACACCAACATCGCCCGGCTGGAAGCAGAGATTGAAAGCATCAAGGACGTTGCTGAGGCGTCTACACGCGGGGCTTGGGTTCAGGCAAAACTGCTTGAGGACAGCATAATTCTCAAGCACAAAGCTTACGAAGCAACTTTGCAACAGGTTGTTGCAGAGGCAGAGTTGACGGAGGAGTTGGCTGCACGAGGCAAAATGTTCTCCGGGGGTGGCGAGGCCGGCATACTGGCGGACAGCTACGCTGGGGCTGCAGCCACCAAAGCCGCGACGGCTAGGGCAAACCTTGAAGCGGCCCGAATCTCCAATGCAGCAGAGCTTGCTGAGGCCCGTACAAAGTCCACGCGAATCATCGAGCTTACTAAGGAGCGTGAACGCCTCTCGAAGCTGGAAGCTAACAAGAAGACACGCCCGTCTGGCAGCTTTGTGCCGCCCGAAGAGTCCACCCAAAAACTCAAAGACCACACCGCCGAAGTCGCAGCGATTGGCAAAGCCCAGCTTGACCAGATTCGCACTGACATGAAGGCCCGGCTGGAGTTCCTGAAGGACTATCACGATGCTGGTCTGATGAGCCAGGGCAACTACGAAGCCCAAAGCTTGCAGGTGTTGGTCGAGTCTGAGCAAGCCTTGGCGAATAAACTGAAGGAGAACTTGGGCAAGGAGTTGGCCGCTGAGGAGGACCATCGAAAAGAGGTGAAGAAGAAGTACGCCGACAACGCCAAAGATCGACTGGCAGCAGAGGAGTCCATAAACAATAAGGTTACGGCTATCAATGAGCAGTACGCTGCTGAGTCCCTGAAGCTGACGGCTGACATCCAGAACCGCGAACGCGACCTCTGGGTTAAGCAGGAAAAGGCATTGATCGACATCCGTAAAAAGGGTGCTGAAGACCTGGCTGCAATCCATGACCGGATTGCTGGGTTGCAGGAGGAGTCGTCCATCGCCAAATCTACGGCTGGCCTGAAGGGACCTGAACTCGCCGCTGCCGAAGCCCGCATCAAGGTGGAGATCGCAGGCAAGAAGACCTTGCGTAAGTACGACGACGAAATCGCCAAAGCCCGCATGGCATCCCAAGACTTGCTGAATGCAGCGATGGAGACGGGCAGCTATACGGCAGCTCAGGCAATGGTGACCGCATCGGAGCAGCACGATGCACGGGTGCAGGTCCTGCTCGCACAGCGCAAAGACCTTGAGATTGGTTACTCTGAGGAAGCAGCAACCGCCTCCTCGCTGGCCTATAGCAAAGCATTCAAGCAGGAGGCAGATGCCGTCGCTAACACCCTGGCCTCCAGCATCACCGACGCCCTGTTCACGGGCGGAAAAGCTGGGTGGAAGAAGCTGCGTGACGTGCTGAAGCAGGAATTGCTGATGAAGCCGTTCCAGATGGTCATCCAGGCCATCATCCAGCCGGTGACGCAGGCGATGGCGAGCGGCGTCCAAGGCTTCACATCCGGCTTGACGGGCGGCGGAAGTGGTGGTGGCGGATTGCAGGGCCTTGGGAGCATGGCTGGAAGCAGCCTCTCCTCTTGGTTCGGTAACACTGCCATCGGCTCCAGTCTTGCCAGCAGCTTCGCTGGGAGCGGTACTGCACTGCTGTCCGGCCTGCAGGGGTCGCTGGGCATGACTGCAACGGCTGCACAAGCAGCCACCGCAGCCAACATGGGCGCAGCGTCCTCCGTGGCAGGTGCCCAGTCCTCCATCCTGAGTGGCGCACAGGCCATTGGACAGGCCATACCTTACGTCGCCGCCGCCCTCGTCGCACTGAACGCCCTGGGCGTATTCAGGAAGACCAAGCAGGTCGGCTCAGGTATCAGCGGAACGATTGGCGCAGACGCCGACATTAACTCCTACTCGGAGATGCGCAAGTCCGGCACCCTGTTCCGTGGCCCTTCCTATTGGAAAGAGTACCAGGACATGGAAGACGCTTCGATTGCGGTGGGCAAAGCCGCAAAGAGCATGATTACCAACGTCACCGGCATGGCGACGGCCCTCGGACTGAACTCGGACAAGGTGGCTGGTTACGTCATGACCATTGACGAAGCCGCCATGAAGTTCGACCAGCGCGGCATGACCGAAGCCCAGATACAGGCGAAGTACACCGAGTTGCTGACTGCACAGATGC